ATGACGGCGCTTGAGGTCTCCAGGCTGCGCGTCGAAGGCTCGCACGCTGTTGGTGGCGTCAGCGGGCTGTACCTGCGGATTGAGGGCGGGTCGCGTACCTGGGTGCTGCGCTACGTCTACATGCGCCAGCGCCGCCGCATGGGTCTTGGTAGCTATCCCGGTGTGACGCTGGCCGCCGCGCGCGAAGCGGCACGTGCAGCGCTGGGACAACGTGACGCAGGTATCGACCCCATCAAGTCCCGGCAGGATGCGCGCGAAGCCGCCCGACTGGCCGCAGCCCAGCGTCTGGAGTTCGACAAGGCGGCCGATGCCTTCATCACTGAGCACGAAAGCACCTGGCGCAACGCCAAGCATGCCCAGCAGTGGCGCAACACCCTCGCCACCTACGCCTCGCCGCACTTTGGTCGCCTGGCCGTCTCCGAGATTGAGCAGTCCCACGTGCTGCGGGCGCTTTCGCCCATCTGGAAAACCAAGACCGAAACCGCCACCCGCGTGCGCGGGCGCATCGAGCAGGTGCTCGATTGGGCCACCGCCCACGGTCACCGCACCGGCCCCAACCCTGCACGCTGGCGCGGCCAGTTGGAGCACATCCTGGCCAACCCGGAAAAGGTCGCGCCGGTCAAACACCGTGCCGCCGTGCCCGTGGCCGATCTGCCCGCCGCCTACCAGCAGATAGCCGCGGTGGATGGTCAAAGCGCCCGCGCGCTGTGCTTCTTGATCTTGACCGCTGTGCGCTCTGGCGAGGTGCGCGGCATGGTGTGGAGTGAGGTCGATCTAGGCGCGGCCCTGTGGGTCATTCCCGCCGAACGCATGAAGGCCAACAGGGAGCACCGGGTGCCGCTCTCCATCCAGGCCGTCGCGCTGCTGCGCGTTCAAGAAGCCGCGCGCGAAGAACTGGTGGAGCACGTATTCCCCAGCAACCGCAAGGGTCCTCTGTCGGACATGGCATTCACTGCCCTGATGCGCCGCCACAGGCTGGCCGCCGTGCCCCATGGGTTCCGCTCCACCTTCCGCGATTGGGCGGGTGAGACCACCCATCACCCACGCGATGCCGTTGAACTGTGCCTGGCCCACACCATCGACACCAAGACCGAAGCCGCCTACCGCAGGGGCGATATGCTGGAAAAGCGCGCAGTCATCATGCAGGAATGGGCCGACTACGCGGCCCCGATTTCCCATGAAAAAAGCGCCCAATAGGGCGCTCAACCGTTATCCATCCTGCGCAGGTTGCTATCCTTTTTGTTGTTCCTCGGCACCGCCCCATGCCCTTGGGCACCCCTGCAGCCACTCCATCACCTCAGTTACCAGCCAAAACAGCTTGGCCCCCATCTTGCGCGGGTGCGGAAAGCCGCGCTGCTCGATCAACGCGCGCAGCGTGTTCTCTGCGATGTCGAGTTCATCTAGCAACTGCACCTTGGAAAGAATCATATTTCCCACGCTTAGCCCTCCGCGCGCTTGGCCTGGTGCCGGTTGCACGTGTGCTGCGGCGGCCAGAACTTCCACTTCGGCCCCTTCGCGCACAGCGCAAAGCCGCTGTTCTGCATCGACCCATGCCGCCCCGGCGGCGGGGGCGGCGCTGGCGTGCGGTGCACGCAGTTCTCGCAAGTCTTGGGCACCATCGTTCAGCCCTCCACCCGTTCCACGCGCAGCACCTGCTTACCGCTGGCGATGTGCGCCAGCGCTTCGGCCTGCGTGGCGGTGGCGGCTTTCAGCCGGATAGTGGGCAGCAGCTTGGCGTCGGCCAGGTCTTCCACGTCCTCGGGGTTGACGTTCTGCGGCACAAGGTGCGCGCGGTAGCTGCGCAGCGGCAGCACTTGGGTGATTGTCTGCATGGTCGGTTCCTCCTGTGAAATCGGTTCAGGCCACCAGCTGCAGCTGGGCCTGGTGGGGGTCAGCGGCCGGCGCCACCAGCTGGCGGCGCTTGCGGCGCGGGCGGGTGGCCTCGGCCAGGCGTTCGCGCTCGGCGGCGAACACGGCGGCCAGCCGGTCGGGCGTGCTGCCCGCGGCCGTCACGTAGCCGCCGTGCAGCGGCCGCTGGTAGCAATGCACGCGGGGTTCTGTGCGTTTGGCGTTCATGGCCTTCACTCCTTTGGGGTGGTCTGGTGGAAAAGGTCGGCGCGCGTCACGCGCACGGTGGAAAGGGCGGTCAGCAGGTCGGCCAGCAGCTCGGCCGGTGTGTCCAGCACCTCGCGCCTCATCTGGTCGCGGGCGGCCTGGCTGTCGCCCATGTCGTCGCAGCGTCGGCGGGCAGCCAGCAGCACCTGGGCCTGCAGTGGGGTGGGTTTGCGTCCGGTTTCGGCCATGGCGCTGCGCGCCTCGGTGGCGGTCGTGTGCTTTGGTGCCTGTTTTTTCATCGCTGGCACGACTCCGCGTTACGCAGTGCCCTGAAATGGGCCACCACTTTTGGAGTGCACCAGTCCTCGATTTCATGGTCGCCGCGGCCAAAAACCATCCGCCGCAGCCCGCCCTCAAGCCGGGCCGTACAGTTATTGAAACCAGTCCAAGGCGCCGCCAAGGCGGCGCGCTCCGCGCCCTGCGCCGGGGCCTGCGCGCTGGTTTGGCCGCCGTCCTGGGCACCTTCCTGCGCGTGCTCCTGCACCACTGGGCGCCAGGCAATGCGCCGGCTCACCAGCCAGCGCCCGCACATGCGCCCGCGCTGTGGCACCAGGCCGACGATGCGCCCCACCTTCACCGCTTCGCCGTAGCGGTTCGCCTGCCCAGGCTCCACATGGCGGTGCGCCGTGCGCAGCAGCCATTCGCCGCGCTTGCAGGCGTGGCCCCCCATGGCTTCCATAAAGGCGCGGAAGTCGGCCCGGATTTCCCCATGCCGGTGGCATGCGTGATAGGCCCGCACGGTGTCGCGGTCGCCCTCGCGCTGGAACAGCTCCAGCTGGTCGCCCGTCACCCGGCGCAGCTCGCGCCACACCGTCACGCTGGGCATGCCGATGGTCTGGAATTGCCGTATTCCCCAGGTAGCCGCCCAGGCGTCCACACTCATGTGGCCCTGGCCTGCGGGTTCCTTCACATCCTTGGCATCCCAGGATGTTTGAAAGTCCAGCGCCAGCTGCTGTCCGTTCACCACGTCCTGGTGCTCTGCCAGCGCAATGTGGCCCACGCTCTTGGCGATGTACTTGGCCACGTAGCCCGCCGCGCCGCCCTTCGTCATGCGCTTGACGTTGATGCGGTTCTCCTGCGCCCCGCGTTCTTCGCCGTCGTCGCTGAGCCAGTAGTGGCGTATCACCGCCTCCAGCGCCTGCGCGTCGGTTTCGTCCTCGCACCACAGCAGTGCGTGCCAGTGGGGCGTGGCGTCATGGTGCGGCTCGGCCACGCGCAGGCCGTACACGCGCACGCCCAGGCGCTGCAGCTTTGCGCGTGCTTTCTGCCACATGGCGCGCAGCCACAGCTGGCCGTCGCGCGGCGTGGCGCCGCTGTATTTCTTGTTCGCCACCGGCCGCCCGCCGTTTCCCAGCTTCACGGGATGGAAGCGGCTGGGCAGGGTCATGGTGAGGAACAGCCCAACGTGGGCGCGCGCATCGGCGTATTCCTCGGCACCGCGGATGCGCGTCATCAGCTCGCCACCGCGCACCGCCGGGTTGGCCGTGCCTAGCGCGGCCAGCTCGTCCAGCGCCCACACCTGGCCGGCTTCGTTGCGGTACAGCGTGCGGTGCAGCGCTTCGGCGTTGCGCCGCAGCTGCGCCTGGCGCCGTTGCAGGCCATCGCGGCTCACATAGCCGCCCGTGCCCCGGTGCACCAGGCCCATGCCCACGGCCCCGGCTTCGACCACGCGCGCCACGTGCACGCGCAGGCGGCGGCGCCACCAGGCCGGGTCCTGCGCGCGCAGGATGGCGGGCAGGCCTACGATAGGCTTGTCTTCGGCAATGCCAACGCAGCGCACCAGCAGCCGGATGGAGTCCACGCGCTCGGCCAGCGTGCAGCCCTGGCCCTGGGCCAGTGCATCCAGTTCATCCGCCTCGGCCGCCAGCTTCTTGGCCATGCGGCAGATTTCGTAGTCTTCCAGGTTCCACAGGCTGGCCAGGCCAAAGCGGTCCTCGTAGTCGGCAATGGCCTGCAGCAGGTCCCAGGCCTGCGCCCATTCCGGCGGCTGGGCCAGGTACTGCTCTGCCGTGAGGTTGGAGGCATCCAGCGACTTGATGGGCGACAGCGCGCCCACGGCCAGCCGCTCGCGCACCACCGCCTGCCATCCCGCGGGGGCGCTGGCCACCACGCGCTCCATGTGGCCGTGCGCCATGCGCAGCGTGGGCTTGCTTCTTTCCCACTCGGCCAGCGAGCCAGTGGGCGGCTTGCGCGGGATGGTGGCCATGGGCTACACCCGTGCGGCCAGGGCCGCCAGGGCCGCCACGTTCTTCTTGGCATCGCGCACGGCCCAGCGCACCGCCTGCTGCTCTGGCTCCGGCATTTCCTGCCATGAGCGCGTGGCCAGCGTACCCAGATCGTCGCTATCCACACCCACACCCGCCACCATCAGCAGCACCATGCGCCAAGTGCTATGCAGCTCGCGCCACTCCTTTGCCGCCGCAGAAACAAAGCGCCCGTTGCTGGCGATCTGCACAAAATCGTCGCGCAATTCAGTCAGCCGCGTCCTATGCTGCCAGCGCAGGTACGCAGCCACGTGCGCGCTGTGCTCTACTGTCGCGTCGTTCATGCGCCACCCCCGCAGCGCCGCACGGCAAAGCCGCACAGCGGCCCGCAGCCCAGCGCCTCGGCCACCTCAAAAGCCCGTGCCCATGCCTCGGCCAGCGAGCACGCCAGCAGCGGCTGCGCGCGCAGCTTGCCCGCGCTGCGATAGGTCATCACGAAGGTTCTCTTGTCCTCTGTCATGTCAGCCATGGCCTTCCTTTCAGGTTTTTTGGGCAAAAAAAGTCCCTGCCAGGCGTTTCCGCCTTGCAAAAAATCGGTGGTTGTTGTGGTTGATTCCGCTGCTAATCAGCGGCTGGTGGGGCGCCCGGCTACGAGGTGTCGGCGCCCCCTGCAAAGAGGTCGCCCGTCACGGGCAGCGTGTATCTGGCCTGGTGCTCGGATTCACCAGCGTTGTCCAGCACCACCCGCACCATGTCTCGGCGCACGTGGGTGGAAAGGGGCAGGTTCACGGTAGGGTCAGGTGTCGCCGAGGGGCTCAACGTGCGCGCCACCTCAGACAGCACCACGAATGTGTGACCACATTCAACGTTCGTGCATGCGTAAATCGCTTCACGCATCGTGTCGCTGACCATGCGGCCGGTGCGAATTTCTGACGACGCCTTGCAGTGTGGGCACTGAAAGCGAGTGCCCTCATAGCGCAGCCTGCGCCCTTGTTGGCTGGTGCGCTGGCGCCCCGGCTTTGCCGCCTGCAGCGCTTCGCGCTCAGTCTGCGAGTTGGACATGCTTTCCCCGGTGGACATCGTTTTGCAGCTTTTGAGCAGCTATTTGCTGCCCTTACTGCTCCGGCGTGGCACCGCCACGCTCGGCCATGTAGCTCTCCAGCCCGCGCAGGTAAATGCGGCGCATAAAGCTCGCTGCGCTACGCTCCTCGTCGGCGGCCAGCTCCCGGGCCTTGAGCAACTCCTCGGGCCACAGGCGCATGCCTGCCTGCGCCATCTTCTTCTTGGGCTCTTGCACCACGGGGGCGGCCAGGCGCCCGGCTGTGCGATTGGCCGCCACCAGGGCCTTGAAGCTGGTGGTAGCTTGGTTCTTTGCGGTATGCATCATGTTCTTCCTGGTGTGTTGTCAATCGCCAGCTTCGGGCCTGGCTTGATGCCCGTCATTTCGTACACGCTGCGGTCAATCTGGGTGCTAATGAGCAGCTCCAGCACCGCCGTGGTCGTGGGCAGGCGATAGGCCCGCCGCAGCCGTTCCAGCTGGTGCTCCATTTCGGCAGAGACTTCCACCTGGGTTTCTGTTGTCTGCATTGGGCATGGCCTTCACGGTGGCGCGTCAGCAGCGCGCCGCGGTGCCCGCTGTGGTGGTCTGAGCCATAGCGCCAAGGCCCAGCTTCTGCAGCTCCTTTTCAGCTGCCAGCAACGCCATGTTCTGGATCAGCGTGGCCTTCTGCACGCCCAGGCGGTCTGCCAGCACGGCCAGCAGCACATCGTCGGCCTTCTTGAAGCGCACGGTGTGCCGAAACACGCGGCGCTGTTCCTTGTTGTCGTATGCCATGGCGTTACCCCTTCAATCCCCGTATTACGATTCCAACCCGTGACTTCAGCGGCGACTAAAGCCGCCTCCCATGGCAAAGCCCATCAGTCCCATGAAGGCGATGTGCCACCAATCCCAATCCAGCGCGCTTTTCTTGCCCTGCCCATGGCTGACCTCTTTACTCTGCTCCCCAACCTGTTCAGCGAGCGCATCGTTTCGCTTCTCACCTTCTTTTTTGGGCTGCTGATTGGTCACCACACCGCGCTGCTGCGGGACTTGCGCAAGGAGTTCAACGAAGCTGCTGCGCCCGTGCGCGAATGGCTGCTCAAGGAAGCCGAGCGTCCCAGCGTCATGGGTGTCCACAGCGCTCCCGGCGTCGTGGAAATAGACCGTTTGGTACTGCGCCTGCACTGGTGGCAGCGCAAAGGCTTCCTCAGCGCATGGGAGCAGCAGCGCGCAGCACGCAAGCAGCCATTGCTGTACGGGCCGATGGGTGGGGCAGGCTATACCAACCCGGAGGCCGTGACTGCCGCGCTGAAAGCCTGCCTTACCTACACGTCCCCCCGGTAGCAGAGACGCGCAGTCCCGGTTGCTGGGTTGCGATTTCATGCCAGCGCTCCCCCTAGCAAGAGGTCTTTGGGCTGAAACTCCACTGCACCCATAAAGGCAGTCAGCAGCGGCGCCAGCGCAAGGGCGTCGGATTCCGAGAACTCGATGGGCTTGCGGTTGCCGCAAAACACCAACTGCCCCGGCTGCTCGACCACGACGCACAGGTAAACCAACAGGGGTCGTTCAGCGCTGCCAACGGCCTGCGCTAGTACATAACGCTGGCCGCCCGCAGTGCAATGCCCGGCGGTCGCGATCTGGCGCAGGCGCTCGCCCAGCTGTTCCCGCCGCATCTCTAGCAGTCCGCGGTCGCTGCGCGCGCGCTGTGCCGCCTGCTGGATGCATGCCAAACCTGAACTGTGGTGCGCCCGCACGGTTGTTTGTTTAACGCTATGTACCATGGTGGTTCCATCCATCATTTGAATGAATGCCCATGGGACAAGCCAAAAGCAGAGGGAACCAAGCGCAACGGATCGAGCAAGCGCTGGCGCGCGAGCGAGCGAAGCTTCCAGCCAGCGTGAAGTGCAATAGTTGCCAGGCTGACCTGACAGACATTACGCCAATGGACACGCGCGGCATGGCGGGGATCGATATTGCAGGGGCAGCTGAATGTCATCCATGTGGCTGCACCACCTGGGTCCTTCATGGCAATCCCGCAGATGTTGAAAGCCAGCTTTCCCGGCTCCAGCAGATTTACGGCGCTGGTATTGCTGGGTTGGCTCTCAAAGAGGGCCTTCCATCGGGCGGCGCGCTTTAGCGCGCTGCGCGCTGCGCGCCAGACCTTCTCAATGGATGTGCAGGCGCTCCCGTTGATGCTGTGTAACATGGCGTCACGCGGTGAGTTGGTATGCGCCGCATTGTTGCTAGAAATTTCTAGCAAGTCAATCCATGAGTGATAGAAATTTTCAGCACATCGGCAAACGCATAGAGGAAGAGCGCAATCACCTGGGCCTGTCTCAGGTTGCGTTCTCGGAAGCTTGCGGCGTGAATAGGGGCACGTTGGCAACTTGGGAAAAGGGCAAACAAACACCGAACGCTGCAGTTTTGTCGGTCATGTCTGACCTTGGTGTTGATGCCTCCTACGTCATCACAGGCCGCCGCAGTAACCACCTCTCAGGCCCTGCGCCTGCCCCAGCAAGCGGCGATGACGCGATCCGCATTCCCCTACTCAGTGCCAAGGGCAGCATGGGGCCTGGCAACGATCTCATCACCGAGGACGTGATCCTTGGCGATGTGCCGGTGTCTCGCCACTGGCTGGCGCTCAACGTGCCGCGCTCGCGGCCCGAGGCGCTGCAGATGGTGCACGCCTACGGCGACAGCATGGCCGGTACGCTCAATTCCGGCGATTTCGCCATCGTGGACACCGACTGCACCGTGGCCGACATCGACGGCGTGTATGTGCTCCAGGCTGGCGGGCAACTGTTCATCAAGCGCGTGACGCGACGCATGGATGGCACGCACTCCGTCAGCAGCGACAACCCCAGCGTGAAGACGGTGGATGTGCTCGACGGGTCGCAGCAAGTGCGCATCTGCGGGCGGGTGGTGTATGGGTGGAATGGGAGGCGGCTATGAATAGCAACGGAGGGGTAATGATTTTTCGGTTTTCTCTATCGATTGCCTGTGCATCGCTCGCCCTGATGGGGAGCGCGCACAGTCGAGAGCCTGTTCTTTCTTGGGACATTCAGCGCGTTGATGCCACTGGTGCCGTGCTGCCGCGAGAGTTTCATCAATCGAGCTTTGACGGCGCCAATTTACAGGCGCGCACTTTGTGCGACAAAGCGATGGCGGCCCGTGCTGGCTGGCCTGAAACATCGAGCGTGCTTGTCACGGTGCGCCCCATCAACGCAGCGCCCGAAGACCCCCGCAAGAAGGTGGTAACTGTGCCTTGCGTGGACTATGAGCGCAATCCACGCGCTCTTGAGGCATACATCTCGCGCCCTCAAGCGAAGCCAACCCCGGAAAAGAAGCTAATTCAGCTTTGGGATTGATCAAGAGAGGGACGTATGAAAACCAAGGTCATCGCAGGCGCCGCAGCCGTGTGCGTAGCTGCCGCCGGACTCGTGTACGCATCGCCATACCTTGCCTTGCGCAGCATCTCCAAGGCCATAGAAAACAAAGACGCCGATACCGTCGCCGAATATGTTGACTTTCCTGCGCTGCGCGAAAGCATCAAGGGGCAAATGCTTGTCAGGATGCAGTCCGAAATGGACAAGTCCCCCGAAATGAAGAACAACCCGTTTGCGGGCTTCGGGCAGGTGCTGGCCATGGGGCTTGTCGACAAGATGACGGAAACGCTGGTTTCCCCAGCAGGCGTGATGCTGATGCTTGAAAAGGGCAAGCCCGGCAAGCCGGCCGACGTGGCCGCAGCAGGTGTTGGTGTGGATACCCAAGGCAGCCAGCCACGCAAGGATTTTGCAGTTGACTACCAAGGTTGGTCCAAGGTGTTCGTTCATCCCAAGAACCAGCCAGGCGGTTTCATCTTCAAGCGTGACGGCCTAATGGGCTGGAAGCTGGTGGCAGTCAAGATGGACTGATAACTCCAAGAATCAACCAGTTAGGCATCAACGATGACACATCCCGTGCACACAACCTCAACCCGTCGCGGCTTCTTCGCAGCCATCCTCGCTGCCGCCGTGGTGGCCTCCGTTCCCCACGAAGCACAGGCCAAGGGCCGCACAGGCAGCAGCGGCAAAGGTGGGCGTTACGTGGGCGGGCGCAAATAAGCCGCGACAACCCGAGCGTGAATACGGCGGACGTGCTCGACGGGGCGCTGCCGGTGCGGATCTGCGGGCAGGCTGTGTGCGGGTGGAATGGTCGTTAGTTTTACATGCTATTTTTGCAATTTGGGGTGTTATTTTGTATATAAAGAAATTCTCTGTTTTTGGTCTGAATGGCGAGAAAAAATTTATTGAAATATTCCCGAACAGGGATATGAATATCATTACTGGCCGCAACGGTAGTGGTAAAACAACCGTTTTGAAGCTAATGTGGTACGCAATTAGTGGAAACTTGGGGTTGGCTCTCCAGGAGGTGGAGTTTGAGTGGCTTGCGCTAACCACTGATAAATATGAAATGAAAATTTGGGGCGGCACGACCCCGCGTGGTGAGCTTAAGGAAGGTGATAGGGTAAATGCCTACACTTACAATGAAGAGCCAAGTTTTGATGAAAATGGGGAAATCTCATTTACATCGGATTTGGATGACATGGGGCGAGAGTTGGCTAGCTACGGTTGTTCAATCTTTTTTCCGACATTTCGGAGAATTGAGGGCGGTTTCTCTATTGCCGCGGCTCGAAGTCACATGGGAAGATTAAGGGCAAAAAATGAATTGGAAGACGCGCTAACTGCGCTTTCACAGAAGCTGAGTAATGGAGATCATCAATTTGTCGCATCATTATCCACTGCTGATATTGTGCGCTTGTTAATGCGACAATATACAAATCTCACGGACAGTTACTCTCAAGTGCAAGCAAAAACAACTCAGCAGGTAATCGAGGATATAAAACAATATCAAAGAAAAGATGATAATATTCATGGTCCATCCTCTCTCTATGAACCCAACGATCTTCTTGAGAAAATAAAAAATAAAATCGAATGGATGGAGGGGGAAAGAGACGTTTTCCTTCGTCCCATCAATGCAGTTCAAAAACTTGCAAGCCGTCTCTTTGCTCATTCTGGCATTAAAATTGACGGTCGCCTGAATTTTGGGGATGCTGCAACTGCAGTGAGTTCTGATAAGCTCTCAGCAGGCGAAAAGCAGTTGCTATCTTTTATTTGCTACAACGCGTTTGCCAAAGATGCGATTGTTATTATTGATGAGCCAGAACTAAGTCTTCACGTTGACTGGCAAAGGCAACTCTTTCCCATACTCCAAAGTCAAGGTACATCAAATCAATTTATCGTTGCAACTCATTCGCCATTTATTTATTCCAAGTATCCGGAAAAAGAGCTAATGATGGACGCTGATCGTGGTGATGGAGGCGCTAATTAATCATGCTCAGCTCCGCCAGCGAAATATCAATAGATGAATTGATTCAAACACTCAAAAGAACAAGTCTCCCTACTGTGATAATCGAGGGGGATGATGATGTTGTTGTTTACCGTGGGATTGAGAGGCTTACATGTAGTCAGGGTAATTTTTTGTCGATACTGCCCGTCGGTGGTCGTGGAAAGGTTATCGAGCTATTCAAGCGGCGCGATGAATTTTCCGGGAAAAAGGTCTCTTATATAGCTGACTCTGACTGTTGGGTGTTAACTGGAATTCCCGATGATTTGCTTGATGAATCGCTTGTTTTTACTCACGGCTATTCAATAGAGAATGATGTTTTTTTGGATATGGATTTTGAGGGTTTGCTTTTTGAGATTGATAAACCAATTTATAAAAATGAACTTGAAAAATTTATGAAATGGTTTTCATTGGCGCAGCATCGTCATTTGAATGGTCAGGCTGATCGATTGCCCATTCGTACTCATCCGAATAGAATACTTGATAATCCAGAAATGTACGATGAACTTCTTTCGTTACGGGCTGGGGAGGAATTCCCTGCTGACCTGCACGAGAAGATAAGTAAAAATTACAAAAGATATCTTCGCGGGAAATCTCTATTGGCTCTACTTATGAGGAGGTTGTCCTATCATGGCCGTGATCCCAGACATCATCATCTAGCGCTTCTTGAGATTGGCGCCAATCAAATGGGGCCTAAAGTCAGTGCCATCTACGACCGAGTGCAAAAAAATTTCCAGCTGGCCCAGTGATTGATGTCGAATAGTTGGCTTGGTGGATGTAGTTTCAAGAGTCATCGTCAGTGCACCGATGGCGAGCATCAAACGCAAGAAAACTAAGCCTGAAATGATCCAGGCATCGGCCGATGCTCGCCTCATATGCTTGATTGCCCTGCAATTTCTGGTTTGGCCGCCCGTTTTGGCCACACGTCACTAAAACCCGTTGCCCTTGGGTTTTTCAAAGCTGCGCCGGATAGTGACCACTAAAGCAATCACGCCGGCCATCGACATGATGATCTTGTTGCTTTGCATCAGGGCCTCGCTGGCCTTGCTGGAGAAGGCCACGCACGACAGCAACACCAGCGGGAAGATGCTCAACCCGTAGGACAGATCAGAGATGAAGCCTTCCATGGTGCGGCTGTGCGAATGCCGCAGGGCGCGCCAAGCAGCGTAGAGGAAGGCTACGCAGATGGTGATGATGTCGATTGGGTTGCCGTCGATAGGCGGCATGTCAGAGCATGTGGCGGGCTTTGACCAAGACCAGCATGGCGATGGAACCGACAGCCGCAGCCACCCAGTTTTGCGCGTTAGTTGGCTGGAACGCGATGTTCGCCAAAGCAGAGGCCAGAGCGGCCCCGGCAGCCGCGTAGCGGATGCCGTCCAAAAGCACGGTGGCTTTTTTCATACGACTTTCCTTGACCTAAAAAACGTTAGTGTGTTTCGCACGCCTAAAAACGTGCCTCTGCAGTACGCATTGTGCCATTGATGCTACTAACTACAACAGACTACTACACGTTACTACACATCAAAATTTGTCATCACACTTCGCGCTTCGTTTCCAGCTCCATGCGCGACGTAAATCCCCCATCCCCCAGCTCATGGGTGACCTTCACCACCAGCCATGGCGTGGCGTCGATCTCCGGCTTGAACCCCCGCAACTGCACGGGCGTCTGCGGCATAAGTAGCGGCTGGCCCAGCGCCAGCGTCATTTCCATGGTGGCCTTGCCGCGCTCTATGCGGCCCATTTCGGCACGCGCGGCGGCCATGGCGTCGGCCTCGCTGCCGTAGGTGTCTTTCAGGCGCTTTTCGTTGTCTTCCTCGCCCACCAGCACGCTGCGCTTTTCGGCTTTACCCTGGTCGTTCCAGTAGGCGCGCACGCCGCTGTAGGCGTTGCGCTCGGCGCTGTGGTAGCGGTGCTGGTCGCCATCGGCGCGGGTGATTGTCCAGCCTTCCAGCGCCTGCCCGGCGGCGTTGGTGCCGCTGTTGATGGGGATGAACGCCAGCCGCCCCTTCTTCACGGTGCACACGGCATCGTGCTGCTTGGCCAGCCGGGTCAGAAAGTGCAGGTCGCTTTCGTGGGTCTGGTCTACGTGGGCCACGGGCACGTCGGCCAGCGTGGGGTCTACCTTGGCCTGCAGCCCGTTGCGCTGGGCCACGTCGCGCACGATGGCGCCCAGAGTGGTGTCGTGGTAGCTGTGCTCGGCACGTGCGCGCAGCTCGCGCTTCATGTCAGCGGCACGCGCGCGGATGCTGATGCGGTCGGGCGCCCCGGCGTGCTCCACCTCATCCACCACAAACTCGCCCTTGTCCACCATGTTCCAGCCCTGCCAGCCCAGGCGCAGCGCAATCTTTGCGCCCTTGGCGGGCAGGTTCATCTTGCCGTCGCTGTCGTCTATCTCTATGTCCAGCTGGTCGGCTTCGTCCCCGCGCGACTCGGCCAGCGTGAGCCGGATCAGGCGCGAGTTCACCGTGCGCGTGATGTTGCGCCCGGCCACCACCAGCTCGAAGGTGGGCACGTTGTAGGGCTGCTCGGCGTTCACGTTCACAGCCACCATTCCCACCAATCGTCATCGCCCGTGCCGCCGCCGGGGTCTACGCCGCCTGCGCCGTCTGCCCGCGCATCGTCCACGCGCGCCAGCTGCAGGTCGAACTCGATGCGCCGGGGCCGCCCTTCGGCCGCGAAGATGGTTCCGGTTTCGTTGATGTTCTCGATCACGAACGCGCCGAATATGTCCCCTGCGAGCGACACCAGGGCGTAAGCCTGGCCCCTGCCTGCCATGTCGCGCAGCTGCAGCAGCGACAGCGCCGTGCCCTTGAACTCCGGGGCCAGCACGCCCGAGAGCGTTATGGTGTCATCCCCCGGCCCCAGCGACTGGCGCGCCGGCATGGCCCCCACGCGCGAGTTGGACGGGTGCCGCCACGCCGTGGCGCGGCGCAGCGTGTCGAATGCCAGCGTGTCCAGGCCGAACACAAATTGCCCCAATGCCATCAGCATGGCTTCCCCCTAGTCAATGTCCGACAGCTGCGAAAGCACGCGCGAGCGCTTGGCGCGTTCGCGCCGGTCCAGCTCGGCCGACACGGCCCGCGCAATCGCCTGCGGGTCCATGCCCGGTGCCGGGTTGATGGTGATGCTGTAGCTGGCCCCCGCCCCCATGGGCGCGGGCGCCTGTGGCGCTGCGGCCTGCAGCGGTGGGCGGCTGTCAAACCGCACCGGCCCCTGGCCCGCCATGCCCGGCGCGGCGGCGGTGGCCGTGGTGGCCAGCGCCAGCGCGGCTGTGCGCACGGCGCCCTGGCCGCCCTGCATGCCAATGGCCGCGCCCTCGGCAATCCATCCGCCGTACTGCATGAACACGCGCGACGGGCTGGCAATGCCCAGCTTTTCGCGGAACCATGCGCCCACAGCGTCGGCCATGCCCGCCACGGCATCGCGCACCGCCATGGCCCGGCTTGTGATGCCGTCCACCAGCCCCTGCATCAGGTCAGAGCCCGCCTGGAAGAACTGGTTTTTTGCGTTCAGCAGGGTTTGCCACAGTGCTGCGGCACCCGCTGATGCCTGGTCCCACATGGCGCCAGCGGTGGCACCCAGCTGCTGCCAGATTGCCAGCAGCCCGCCCTTTATGCCATCCCAGTTGCGCCACACCATGTAGGCCGCCGTGGCCATCAGCAGCAGCGCCGCGACGATGGGGTTTGCGATCATGAACATCGCCAGCACCCGCAGGCCCGACAGCAGCCACACGGCCCCCATGCGCAGCAGAGCAAAAGCCCGGCCCAGCGCAAAGCCCACCCGGTACAGCAGGCCCATGCCTGCGGCGGCGGCGCCCGTGGCGGCTGGCGCACCCATGAAGGTTGCCAGCATCCAGCGGAACAGAAAGCGCACCAGCATGGCCTTGCCCGCGATCAGTGCCAGCGGCACCAGCAGCGCGCCCAACACGGCAATCAGCGCCGACACCCCCACGAAGGCCCCCAGCACCCAGCCCACAAGCTGCCGGTGCTCGCCCACGAACGCGGTGAACTTCTCCAGCAGCGGATTCATGATGTTCATCAACGCCAGCAGGGCAGGTTCCAGCGATTCGCCCACCACTGCACTGAGGTTGAATGCGCGGTTCTTCGCCATCTGCCACTGGGCCGACAGCGTGGCGTTGCGTGCTGCGGCCTCGCGCGCCATCGAGCCCTGGGCCTTCTGGGCGTTGGTCAGGTCGAGCTGGCGGCGCAGTTCCTCGGGCTTGTCCACCAGCTTGGCGAGGGTGTCACTGTGTTCCTTGCCAACCAGCTCAACCATCACGCCAATGCGCTTTTCCTCTGGCAGCTTTCCGATGGAGTCCACCACCTTCAATAAAGTGGCCGTGGCATCGGTGGCCATGCCCTTCTGGATGGCACCTGGCGCAAGCCCAATTTCGTCCATCGCGGCCTTGAACTTCTTTGTCCCCTTGGTGGCTGCAGCGAAATTCTGCACGATGGCGTTCGCCGCAGTGCTGGCTGTTTCCGCGCGCTCGCCCAGTGTCAGCAGCGTGGAGCCCAGTGCGGCTGCATCCTGCGCCTTCATGGCCACCGTGGATACCACGCCGCTGGTGCGGTTCAGGAAGTCGATGATGTCCGCGCCCTTGCTGATGGCGTTGTCGTCAAGGTAGTTGATCGAGTCCGCAAGGCCGCGAATCTCGGTCAGCGGTATCTTGAAGTTCTTGGCCACCTTGCCCATGGACTCGGTGATTTGATCCGGCACAGCATCAAACGCCGTCGCCATTTCCGACGCCATGAGCGTGAACTCGGCCAGCTTGTCGGTGGGCACCTCCATGCGGGCGGCGGCCGTCACCATGTCGGTGATGGCCGTGGTGGCCAGCGGTATGCGGTGGCTCAGGCCGCGAATCTGTTCCTCGATGGCCCGATACACCGGCGTCAGGTTGCCCGCGTCGTCGCGTGCTCCCTCCACCTGGCGGGCAATGCCCAGCATGTGGTCCTGGTGCGCGGAATAGTTGCGCACAGGCCCCATGCCCATCTGCACGCCTCGCTTGCCCGCTGCCTGCATGGCCACGCCCGCGCCCACGGCCATGCCGGTGTGCACCATGGCCTTGGCGTGCTGCTCGCGCAGCGCGGCCAGCTTGCGCTGGTGGTCTGCCTGGGCGCGCAAGGCGGCGTTCTGCCGGCCTATTTCCGCTGTCGTCGCGGCGATGTTCTGGCGCAGCCCGCGTTCATGGGTGCTCATGTCGCGCGTGCTGATGCCTGCAGCACGCAGTTTCTCGCGCAGCTGCTGCACCTGCTGTGCCTGGCGTTCGTGCTGCTGTCCCAGCGACTCGGCCTCGCGCCTGGCGCGGGCAAAGTCCCGCTCCATGGCGCGCGTGGGTGGCCCGTTGGCATGCAGGGTGCGCGCAAGCTGTGCCACCTTGGCCTGGGCCTCTGTCAGCTTGGCGGCGGTGTCGGCCAGGCCGGTGCGCAGGGTGCGCCAGTCGCCCACCATGGCCTGCTGCTGGTTCAGTTCCTTGAGGCGGTCGCGTGTGGCCTTGAGGGATTTCGCGGCATCGGTGCTGCCGGTGCTGATGCGCTTGAGGGGCGCCACCACGCGCTCGACAAGATCGAGCACCACGCGCAGGCGCATGTTGTCAGCGGCCATGGTTGCCTCCATGGCCTGCAGCGTGTGCGGTGGCGGTGCGGTGTGGGGTTAGATGCTGCGCAGCGGCTGCGAGCGGCCAGCATTGGCGCGGGCCTGCAGCGCCTGGGCCTGGGCCAGCAGCGCGTCGGATTCGTCGAGCTGCTGCTCGGCCTTGGCCAGGTCGGCCGAGGTGCCCGAACGCGCCCAGGCCAGCAGCCCGGCGGGCAACAGCAGGGCGCACAGCGCCCACAGCGCCACAAGGGCGAGCAGGACAAGGGCAAGAGCGTTGAGCATGGTTCATTGTTGCACAGTCGTTTGCGTGGCGCTGGTGCCGGTTCAGTCCTGCGGCTCGTAGCGCTCGCGCGCACGTTCGCGCCACTCCATCAGCTCGGCCACGCCCATGTCTGCCATGTCTGCGGGCCGCCAGTGGAACACCATGGCCAGGTCGGCCATGGCGTCCTCTACGCGCTCTGGAATTCCTCCCGCTGCGCTTTCGGCACCAAAAAAGCGGCCACCTCCGTACCCAGGGCCACGAGGTCGGCGGGGTCGATCTGCGCTACCTCCTGCTTATGAATCATGGGCTCGGTGATGCGTGGCAGGATGGTTTGCAGTGCCGTCACGTTCATGTGCAGCAGCTCCACCAGCGACAGGCCGCGCAGCGCGCCCGCGTTGGGGCGCCGCACCAGCACTTTGCACAGGTCGCCGCCAGGGCGTTTGATGGGCACATCAAGCGTGACTTCGCGCACGTCGGCATTCGGCGCCTGGCGCTGTTCTGCGGCGCTAAAGTCATCGGGGGTTTGGGTGGGTGTGGTGTTCATGGGTGGCCTCTCTAGGATGGATGGGGTTGATGGGTACAGCGTCAGATACCCAGCGCCGCGCGCACCTGGGCCAGCCGGTCGATGCCGTTCACCACTTCGATGAAGTTCACCGCGTCAATCTCCAGCTTCGCCTGGCCATTGATGGACAGCTTGTAGTAGCTGAGTGCGGCCTTGAGCTTGATTTCCGTCTTGTCGCCGGCCTTGGCCTTGCCGGGGTCGATTTCGGTGAAGCGGCCACGCATCACGACTTCCAGCGTGTCCACGCCTTCGCTGTCGTCGCCCTGCAGTGCGCCCGCGAATCGCAGCAGCACGCCGTCGTGGCGCAGCGTGCCCCAGGTGTCGAACAGTTCTTTCATGTAGCCGGCGGCCGTCAGCTCGGCTTCCATGCCTTCCATGCCGAAGTCGAGCTTCACGGGGGCATTCATGCCGCCAGAGCGGTAATCCTCCATCTTGCGGGTGAGCTTGGGCAGGCCGACTTCGGGCATTTCGCCGACGTAGGAGGTGCCCTCCATGAAGAGGGCAAAGTTCTTGAGAGAGCGGGGCAGTCCCATGGTGTTTCTCCTGTAGGTGGGTTACTGGCCGGTGCCCACGCGCGTGGCGAAGTCGGCGAAGTAGCGGTCGGTGATGCGCTGGCGGAAGTTCAGGTCTTCCAGCGGCGGCACGGGCGTGTAGTCGTAGTCGAGCGTGAGCTTTCCGGCCTTGAGGGTGGCTGTTTCGTTCAGCTCTTCGTCGTACCAAGCCTTGCCGTCGAGGATGTAGCCTGCCGTTTTCAGCTCACGGAACTTGGCGTTGATGCCTTCGAGCATGTCTTTCACCAGGCTGGGGTGCAGCGGCTTGTCCACGGCCCACATGTGGCCCTCGGCCATGGTGTCGGCCAGCACCTGCGCGGTGCGCACGGCCGACTCGAAGCGGAACAGTTCGTCGGTGGCGCAGGTGCGCGAACCCCAGAAGCGGTAGCCGTTGCTCTGGATCAGCGTGGTGATGTTGGCCGCGTTCAGCAGGCCGGCGTCGGTGTCCGGGCTCTGCAGGTCCCAGTACACGTCGCGGCTGATGCCCATCACGCCAGACACGGGCACGTTGGAGAGCGTCTTGTGCCAGCCCTGTTCCTGGTCGATCTTGGCGCGCAGGCCCAGCGCGTAGGCTTCGGCCGATACGTCGGCCACGGCGGCGCTGTGCACGTCGAACGTCTTCCAGCCCGGCCAGATCAGCATCAGCTCGCGCTGGCCGAAGCGGTCTTTGTAGTCGATGGACTCGCTCACGTCGTCGCCCAGGGCGGCCGCGTAGGCAAAGCCTTTGAGCTTTGCGGCCACGCTGGCCAGTTCATCGGTGACGGCCTGGGTGGCCAGGCCGGGAGCACCCAGGATGCGCGGCTTCACCTTTAGCACGGCCTGGGCCATGAGCAGCGCCTGTAGGCCGGTGTACTGCCCGGCCAGCGTGGTGCCGATCACCTTGGCGGTCTGGTCGGCGAGCTTTTCTTCGGGGGTGGCGCCTTCGCCATCGGCCACGCGCACGATGACCAGCACCGGGCGGCATTGCTGCTTGATGGCAGTGAGGGCGGGCGCAAGCGTGCCCTTGGTGCCGGCCTTGCCGATGGCAGCGTCGATCTTCGTTACCAGCACGGGGCGGTTCAGGGGAAAGGCGGTGGCATCGGCGTCGCTGGCCGTCACGACCATGCCGATGACGGCCGTGGAGATGATCTTGAGGGCGTTGATGCCTTCGTTGACCTCGTTCACACGGATGCCGTGGTGGTAGGGGGTGCTTGTCGCCATGGTGTTGGGCTCCTGTTGTGCGCATCGCGCGAGAGTCCCCCATGGTGCTTTTTCGCCCCCCCAAACTCCAGCGCGTGGCGCTGTGGCTGCGCCAGCAACATAAAAAGCCCGTCCAGGCTTACCCGGGCGGGCTTTGCGGGTGGGTTTGTGCCGCGCTCAGTTGCGCAGCGCTGGCGGCATTTGCATGCGCCGCTGCTCAGACAGGTAGGCCGCCTCGCAGTGGCCCGGTTGCCAGAAGAAGATGCGGTCAATCGCGTTCGCCGTCCATCCCCAGTAGGGCTGGCCCTTGGCGCGCATGCGGTGCGCGCGGCTGGAGAGGGTTTCGTCCGGCTCGCCGGCGAGCAGCGCGTTCACGAACTGGTCCAGCGCAATCAGCAGGTTCAGCATCCAGTCCGTCACGGGCGTTCCTCCGGCAGCACGGGCGCGGCCAGGATGGCATCGGCCCGCCCTTCGGCCAGCAGTCCCAGCGCCTGCAGCGCCAGCACACCTTCTACGGTGGTGTCGTCGCCCAGGTCGATGAAACTGGCCGCCGCCTGGTCGGCCAGCGTGGCGCGTAGCATTGCGGCCTGCTGGCGCTGGGCATCGCTCTGGTCTGCGCGATCCACGGCGGCCCACTCGATGGCAGCGCGCTCGCTCAGCGTGAAGCGCTTGCGAAACGCCAGCACGCTCAGGCGGCGCGGCAGCTGCGGCTGCGGCGCAGGTTCCGCCGCTGCGGGTGGGATGAACTGCGCGCCATCCCACCCCCAGCCGATGCCCACGCCAAGGGCCTGCTCCTGCGCCGTGTCCAGTGGTTCGATACGGTCCCAGTCGCCCACGATCAGGGCAATGAATTCTTCGCTGGCGACGATGACGTTATGCACCTTACCGCCCTTGATGAGTGCGTATTCCATGGCTTCCTCCCGCCTCATTCAAACCACCAGATGCGCACGAACCCGCTGCCACCGTTGCCGCCGGCGGCGCCCCATTGGGTGGTGCTACCGTTCCCGGTACTGCCGCCACCGCCGCCGCCAGTGTTCGCAGCAGCATGCCCACCCACGTTGGCATATCCGATGGCGCCAAGGCCACCGCCGCCCGCGCCGGCGGCCGCAGCGTAGTTTTTCCCGATCATTCCTGCGCTGCCTCCGCCACCGAACCCCAGCATTCCGTCGCCACCAGCGCCTACGCCACTTCCGTTGATGGCCGAGTTACGCGACCCATAGCCACCGCCGTTCGCTGCAGCACTTATGAATGATTCCGTGGCGCCGAACTTTGCGTTTCCTCCGGCACCGCCACCGCCGCCGCCGCTGCCACCGCCGCTGACTGGGCTTCCCTGGCCGCCACTGCACCAGCCGCTGCCACCTTCATTCCCCTGTCCACCGCCGCCACCGCCGCCCTCGATGTAGACGTTGCCTATGGCCGTAGTACCTCCTTTGCCTCCGGAATTCCCTACGACCTGCCCACTGCTCGCTGCGCCTCCGGCACCCCCTGCGCCGATGGTGATGGCAATGCCCGCTGTGCTTGCCGCTATGCCTATGCCCTGCAGCACCCGCCCGCCACCGCCGCCACCGCCGCTGCCACCGCCGCCACTGCCGCCGCCACCACCGCCGCCGCCCACACCCAGGTAGTTGAATGCCCCGCCGTTCTTCACCAGGGCCTGCGGTGGGTAGAAAACACCAGAGGCTGTGAACTCGATCACACGCAGCTTTTGGCCGGAGAACTCATACATCCGGCTCAGCAAGGTATCCCTTGCCGCCCTGATTGCATCCAGCGTTACGAGGTCCATCAAACTGCCCCTTCCGTCGCTTGCACCGATGCAAGCTCATCGTTTTGGTATGTGATTTCTTCGGTGCGCTTCCTGCCGTCGTAGGTCGTCACAACCTTGGAGATGCGCCCGTTGCCGTCGTAGGTCACCGCGGCAACCGCTGGTTTGCCATCCACGGTTTGCGTGACCTGCGCGATGCGGCCCAACCCGTCGCGTGTCAGGCTGATATTGCTGGGGCCGTTGGCCGGCCCCAGCCCCAGGTGAGGCGGCTTGAGCGTGACGGATGGTCCTGGCAGGCCATTGACCACCCCCACCTTGCTGTTGGACAGGAACGTGACCGTTGTGGCCAGGTTCGCGGTGCTGGCCTGCAGCGCCGCGACGGCAGTGTCCATGTCCTGCTGACTGGCTTTTGTGCCCAGCGTTTGCGCCAGCCCGGCCAGGATGCCGTCCACATCCCGCAGCGCCGTGCGAAGGCGCAGCACGTCTTCTTCCAGCTTGTTGTCTGGGTGCGGCAGCTCCAAGCCGCCGGGTGTGCGTTCGTCATGCATCACAGCACCACCGCGCGCAGGTTGGTCGCCCACGGCCGGGCGTTGAAGCTGCCATGCAGGGCCAGGCGCAAGCGCACGCCCGTGGCGTTGATGTTCTTCAGCTCGTAGGTCAGCTCCATCACGCCGGCTGTCATCGGGCTCGATGACAGGTAGGGCACATCCACCCACGGCGCGCCAGCAGCGTCGGTTTTGGCCTGCACCAGCAGCGAGGTACCACCGGGCAGGAAGGCGTCCAGCGTGACACGCACCGTCGCGTTGGCGCCTGCGGTCAGCATGGGCGAGATGTAGTCTCCGTCGTCTTTTACCGAACCCGCCACAAGTTGTATGCCTGGTTCCAGCACGGCAGCAAAGCGCGTGTCACCACGCAGCCGGGCCTTGACGTTCACCGGGCCGCTGTAGCGCGCCGGCAGGTTGACGACCTGGCCGGCAGCGGCCTGCACCGTGTGCGCCATGCCTGTGGCGGCGATGTCGAACACGCACGACGCGGCGGCGCTGGGTTGTTGGGCGTAAGCCTGCACGCACAGGTCGGTGGCGTCCACCACGTTCACGGTGCCCAGGTCAATCACGCGCTCGGCCTCGGTGTAGCTGGCTGCCATGAGGCGGAACGTCAGGTCCATTTCCTGGTGTGCGGTCCAGGTCCTGGCGTTGGAGCTGGAGAGCATCACGCCCACCTGGTAGGGCTGCTCGGTCACCCAGCTTTTCGACACCTTGTCTTCCTTGCCCAGCTCGGCCAGCGCCAGGGCCGTGGTGTCGTCGTCGGACAGGACCACGACGACATACTCCCGCGTCGCCTGCAGGGCCACCGGCGGCCAGGCCGCAAGCGTGGGGGTGCCGTCCGTCTTGATGTCAGCGGGCCGCAGGCGTGTCTCGGCCATCACGCGTGTCGTGGGGTAGCCATTCTCGGCATAGCGCAGCTGCACGATGGCGCCCGTGGTGCCGACAGCCGTAAACCACAGTTCGACACCCGTGCAGTGCTCTGCCTGGGATAGGCTGAAAGTCTGCGCAAGCGGGTCTACTGGACACCCAGAGTCCACGATGGGCGCATCCTCGATTTGCAGGAATACCTGCGCCATTTCCCGCTCGATGCGCTCGCCCTGTCCGGTGAAGATAGTGGATGCGGCGCTTCCCCCCGTGCCGCGGAAGTCCACCTTCTTGGCACCGGCCGTGACGTTGGGCGGAATGCGAAAAGTACCGCTCAGAATTCCCTGCGCATTTGCTACCAGCACGCCCATTGGCAGCGCCACCGGCTGCACGGGCAGGCCATCGAAGGTGATGGACTGGAGCGCTTCTGCGGGCGGAAACTCCAGGTCGAAGCGCAAGTCGATTTCGCGCAGGTACTCAATCGCCGACGTTGTTTGCCCCACCGGGTCCCAGCCGCTGCCGTTTTCCGAGTGGCTGTTCATGTCGGAGAACCACGAAACATTCTTCAGAACGTTCTTGCCCTTCCACACATCGCGCGTCTCGGTCCAGCGGTCCACGGCGGGCGTGATGGTGGCTTTGCACGGGATTGGCGCAAAGGCGTTGTAGGGGTTGACGCGCATGCTTCCCGTGCGTGCCGTCTGCGCCAGCACCGCGCGGTGCGTGTGCCCCAGGCTCTGCCGTTCGTGAATGTCGGTTCCCAGCTGGTGGACAGCGAACGAGATGGGCAGGCGCAGTGCGCCGGCGGCGATCAGCGCGGTTTGCGGCTGGCCCGCATCGCGCATTTCGTCGCCCCGCATGGGGTCTGCGAACATCCCTTTCTTGATGCCCGAGTAGCGCCCTGCGATGTCCACCGCCAGCCGTATTTCGGCATGGTCCTGTGCCAGGCGCTCCATGAAGGTACGGTATTCCCGCAGCTCCTGCATTGGCACCATGCGCACCGCGTCCAGATCCACGCGCCGCTGGGCGTCCCAGCTCTGGTACACGGAAGCGATGGAGACCACGCCCTGGGGAATCTGAGGCGCCAGCGGTTGCCAGGGCGCTGGCACGCCACGCACCCAGGCGATGGTGCCCTCCCGGTCCAGCGTGAGCCGGTCGATACGGCGCAGTGCGCAGTTGTAGGACAGCTGCATGGTGGTGCCGGCCACGGCGCCCGTGACGGTGAGGCCGCGCGAGTCCACCCCCGTGGGTTCCACCACGGCGAAATACAAATAGGTGACCTTGTAGGTGCTGCCCGGCGCGGGCTCTGCGCCGCCTGGGCTCCAGTCCACCTGCCCGGCGGTGAGCTTGTAGTCCGCCGGCGCGTTGTAGATTGCAGCGCCTTGCTGGATTTTCTCGATGGTCTGCACGCTGTTGTCGGGCAGCGGGTCGGCAGCTCCAACGAAGCCGCCATGCACCACGTCCACGGTGCGGCGCTTGATGGCGCGCACCTGGGGCACGCCCACCATGGGCCAGCGGTCGAACGTGACGCGCTGCGCTCCCTCGGTGTTGGACATGTGCGGCTCGCTGTCGATCCACTGCAGATCGGGCTGCGCGTTGTAGACGATGCGCCGGCTGCTGGGCAGCTCCATGGAGTGCCCCCCGATCCGGGCTGCGCCTTCGGCCAGGTTGTAGACCTGCTCGCCCGTGGGCAGGTCAGCCGCCTGGCGCAGCTCCATGCCGCGCACGATGTAGTTGCTGCCGGAACTGTCGCGGTCGTAGCGGGCCAGTGCTTGCGTCACCGCGTCGATGTTGGGCGGTGCTTCTTTGGGGCGCACCCACCCGTCTTCCACCGTCCACACAGGGAAGAATTCGCCCGCGGCCTGGGCATCCCCGCCTACGCCCCAGGCGAGCTGCACGCGCTCGCGTGCCGCACCCGGTTCGCGGTAGCCATCGGTTCCCACAGCAGGGTTGAGCAGTGCGGGGTCTTCCAGCTCAGTGATGATGTCGCGGATGAGGTACACGCCCACATACACCACGCCCACGGTGGCGATGGTGAGCTGTGCTGGCGGCACGCCGCGCACCGCGCCGCCCACGTAGAGGGCGCCGCTCTCGCATGTGGTCGCCCCCGTGGTGCTGTTGACCACGATGCTGGCACCTTTGACGATGGAGCCCTCGCGGGTGAGCATGTCGGCCACGCCGCGAATGCGGGCATGCATGGCGCGCTGCAGCTCGACCAGCTCGGCGCTTTGCAGCACCTTGTCCGCGCGGAACAGGTGCGTGTCGTAGTTCTTGGCCGGGTCGAAGCGGTCGTACACGGCGAGTGGGTTGGCTTGCGTCATGGCTTAGAAGGGCAGCACGTATTCATAGGTCTGGCGCGCGGCGCCATTGCGGGTGAAGGCGGGCACGCGCTCCAGCGCGTAGAGACGGCCCGGTGCGGCGATCTGCTCTGGTGTGAAGTAGCGCTGCCCCACCGGCAGGCCGGCTACGGGCTGGCTACCGAAGAAGACGCCGATCTCGCGCAGGGTTTCGCCTTCGGCGTCCCCGAAGTTGAAGGCAGTGCGCACGTACACCCACTTGGTGGGGCCGGCCACCACCGTGTACTTGCTGCCGCTGGGCAGCTCGACCTCGCCTGCAGGGTCAGGCTGCACGAAGCCCACGAAGGTGGCAAGGCGTCGGCCCACTTCGTGGGTCAGGCCGGTGGCGTTGGCGGGTTCGGGCTCGGGCTGGGCGTCCCACGCCGCGAGGCCCCGGCCCCAGGCCAGGTGCACGGGCTGGGCGGCCATGGCGACGGCCAGGGCAATGCGCCCATCGTCTTGCAGGGTTGCCATCAAAAACTCTCCGTAGCTTTGGATTCAATGAACAAGGGGCGCCAGCTCTGGCCGCTCCACATGCCGCGCCAGCCATGTGGCTGGGGCAGTGCGGGCGGCAGATGGGCCAGGACGGTGGTGGTGGCGCCGGATTCGGGCGGCGGCGTTTGCCACGGGCATTCGCTGGCGTGTATCAAGCCGGGCGCCGCGCGCTCGCAAGGCAGGCGCACGTAGACCGGAACTTCGTTGGTGCGCAGCTCGCCCATGCCGCCGCTTTCGACAGCCATGACGCGCGAATCGAGGCGCCAGGCGTCGAGCACGGGCTTGTCCCTGCGCGTGACGCGCGACATGTGGGCAATGGTGGCCATGCCCATGGGGTTGCCTGCGGCGATGGGGCCGACTTCGCCCCGGTGCACAGGGCCGAAGCTGGCCTTGACGGGTTCGCCCGTTTCCACGCTGACCCACACGCCGGAGTCGTCATCGAGCAGGCCCTGGTCGAGCCGCTGGGCGCCGTCCAGGCGCACCGGGCGGCGGTCATAGCCGTTGAACACGCGCCAGAACTGCACGTGGGCCGGCACGGTGGCGCGCACGACGTGGGCGATGCGGCCGATTTCTTCGGCGGTGGCGGGGCGGCCCAGGTCGATATGCAGGCGTGCGCCGCGCTGGTCGAGCCTGGCATTCGGAAAGCCCACCCAGGCCAGCACGCGCAGCGTGGCGGCGGCGCTGCCGCGCTCCATGAGCCAGGGCATGCCGGCCTCGATCAGCGCGGGCAGGTCGGGGAAGTAGCGCGCGAACTGCGCCAGGTTCCACTCGGCCGCCAGCCAAGGGGCGAAGGCGGGCGGCTCGCCGCCGGCGGCGTCGGGGAAGGCGTCGGCAATGCCGTCCCAGGCGGGCATGGTTTCGTCCACGGCCTGCTCCAGGGCCGTGGCATTGGGCGGCAGGATGTGGCGGCGGCGCGCCGACGCTGGTTGTACGGCAGTCATGGCTGCAGGCCCTCATCGGTCAGCCGCACTTCGCCCAGCACGGGGTATTCGTCGGCCTCCATGGGCGTGACTTCGTGCGGCGCGCTGGCGTCGGGGTATGTCACCTGGGCAATGCCTTCGGCGTGCAGGCGCGTGGTGATCCACGAGCGCGGCACAGCGCGGCCAAGGCGGGCGTATGCCGCCATCTGCCCCGGCAGCGCGGCCTGGATGCGGGCTACAAGGTCCACGGGGGCGCCCGCTTCGCGGCGCAGGTGCGCGGTAATGGCAATGGGGCGCGGGCGTGCGAGCGACGCCGACAGCTCCACGCCCAGCATGCACGCGCCGGGCGCTGTGAGCGCGGCGAGCACGGCGGCGCGGGTGGCTTCGGCCTGCGACTGGTCCACCAGCCAGAGCTGCACCACCACGCTGCCGCGCCACGGGCTGGTGGCGATGGCGTCATGCACGTTGAGGCTCGCCGTCATGGCGACGAACTGGTAGTGCTCGGCGGTGCCGTTGCCCGCCAGCGCAGCCACGCGCAGCAGGATGCGCTTGCGGTAGCGCGCATCCGTCTCGCCGGTCAGGCGCGGCACGTTGTAGAAGGCGCCCTTGTGTTCGAGGTCTGCGCCCTGCGCGTAGGCGATCAGGTGCGCGCGGGCTGCGTCGTTCACGCGGGCGCGGTAGAGCAGCTCGCGGTAGGCGAAGACCTCCATGAGCTTGGCCAGGGGTTCGCTTTCCAGGTCGAGCACGTCGGCGGCCTCGGGGTAGCGCGCGATCAGGTCGGTGCGCTGGGCGGCGAGGATGGCCTCGAAGTCCAGCGGCTCGACCACGCTCGGCGGGGGTAAGGTGGCGATGTCGAGCGTCATGCGCTGCTCCCGGTGGCCACCGGCACGGTGAGCGTGAGCGGCGCCTGTCGGCGGTAGCTTTCGCGGGTGCCGGTCAGGGTGATTTCGCAGCGCCCCGGCACGTCGGGGTCGCGCGCCATGGTGATGCGGGTCAGCCGAATGCGTGGCTCCCAGCGCATCAGCGCGCCTGCCACGGCAGCATTGAGGCGCACGCGCGTGGCGTCGTTGTCGGGGTGGTCGAGCAGCTCGGGCACCAGGGAGCCGTATTCGCGGCGCATGACGCGCGAGCCGATGGGGGTGCTCAGGATGTCGCCCACGCTCTGGCGCAGGTGCTCCAGGCCCGTGATGGTGCGGCCGGTGTGGCGGTTCATACCGGCTCTCCCGATGTATCCTCGCCGCGCTCCACGTCGCGGTGGCGATGGCGTCGCAGGGAGATGTTGCCTGCGAACACGTCAGGAGTTCCATGCACGCCGGCGGCGTCGATTACCAACTCGCCGCCGCCCGCGCGCAGGGTGATGCTGTCGCGGCTCATTTCGATGGATGCGCCGCCGTTCACGCCCAGGGTGATGCCGCGCTCGACCATGGCCTTCAGCTGGCCCGTGGCGCTGTCGTGCTCGAAGAACTCGGTGTCGCTCCAGTCGGTGCGGCTGGCTGTCGGGCTTTCGCTGCCTTGCGCCATGGCGTCGCTGTAGATGCCTGGCAGGGCCACGGCATTCAGCAGGTCGCCGCCTGGCGCGATCAGCATGCACTGCTCGCCCACCACGGGCGGCCACCACTTGCGCCCGCTACGCCCGCCAGCGCGGCCGGCGAACCACCGGACCCAGTTGGTGGTGAGGTTGCCGGTCTTCACGCGGCAGCGCGCGGGCTTGCCGTGGCGCACTGCGGCGATGGTGCCGAAGCGCACGATGTTCTCCAGGCGGCGCAGGATTTCATACGGGCTTTCGGGCTGGGCAATGGGCGATTCCATGCCGTTGATGGTGCCCGCGCGTGCGCGAAAAGTCGCGCAGCCTACGCTGTGGCTGCGCTATCCAGATTGCCCGGTCAGCGGCCCGCGAGGTGGCCCAGGATGCGGTCTTTCAGCTGGTCTTCGTACCCCTGCGGGAAGCCCATGAGCGGGCGCTGCGGGTAGTCGTACTCTGGCCCGCCTGGCTTGACCCGGTCGCGTAGGCCCAGGTGGTGCACGCGCGCGATGCGCTCGGTGCGGCCCATGAACTGCACCACAGCGTCGCTACCCTGCGCGCTGGCTTTGAGGTGCTTCGCGGTGCGCAGCTTCTGGAACATGGCCTGGGACTTTGCCGCCTTGCGCACCTGGCCAATCTGGCCGCGCAGCGGCGGCTGCTTGCGCGGCTCCCACGCCTGCCCATCGGGGGCGCGCTGTGCGCGGATGTTGGCGGCGTTGATGGCGCGCAGGTCGCGCGCCACTTCGCGTGCGAGCTTCGCGCGTTCGCTGTCGCTCAGGCGCTGCAGCAGCGGCGCAAGCCATGTTTCGAGGCGGTCGATTTCAGCCATGGGCGGTTACCTGGGGTCGTAGTCCCACTGGGCTACCTTCTCGTCGCGTATGAAGAATTCCCAGCGCTCGCTTTGGAGGATGTCGAGCGGGCCCGGCGGCTCTGGCTTGTGGATCAGGTTGAGCGCACCCGGCGTGCCATCGCGCGGGCGGGCCAGCACGGCCTCGGTGAGGTCGATTTCCAGCGCGATGTCCACGGTGGTGGTGCTCAGGAAATCGACGTTGAAGCGCAGGGCGTTGGCGCGCCGCTCGGTGTTGTCGAACAGCTCGGGCTGGTTCCGCCTGGCCCACAGCAGCAGCGGGGCGATGATGGCGTCGGCGTGCCCGGACCAGTCCAGCAAGATCAGCGACAGCGTGTAGCTGTATTCCCAGGACAAGGCCTTGGTGCCGGTGTTGATGATGCTGCCCGTTTTGATGACCATCGTCATGCGCTCGGGGTCGCGCGCCAGCTCGGGCAGCGCGGCGGTGAGCGCGGCGTGCAGGCTAGCGGGCTTGAGCATGGCGGGCCGCCTCGATCAGTGCGCGGGCATTGTCGTACCAGCTGGCGCACTCTGCGCCGCGGGTGCGGGCGTCGTCAGCGATGTGCGCCAGCTCTCCCGCTCTGTCGTCAGCGCGGCGCTGCAGGTCGGCGAGCAGATCGATGGGGCCGGTGTCTGGCGTGCACTGTCCGGCAGCGGCGCGAGCGACGGCGGCGGCGCGGTGGGACTCGATGTAACCGGCAAGGTCGCGCCGCATGCTGTCACGAGCAGCGGCAGCGCGGTCAGCGTCAGCCATGAAGCGGCGCGTTTCGCGGGCGTAGGTTTCGGCGACGGTGAGCAGGTCTTCACGGTAGTTCCCTTCGAGGGTGCGGTAGCGTTCTGTCAGCTCGCGCGCCTGGCGCTCGCTGCGTGCGGTGGCGGCGTTGAACTCGGCGACGGTTTGCGCGTGGTCGCGCTGGGAAGTGGCCAGTCGTAGGGTTTGCTGCCCAGCCAGCAGGGCCAGGGCCGCGCACAGGGCGGTGAGCAGGCGCGTCATGGCTGCAGCTCCATGCACTGGGCGTGCCGACGCTGCTGGCGCAGCCATACACCCTTGCAGCCCTTGGGCCCCCAGTTGATGGGCTCGCGGCAGTCGCGCCCGGCCTGAAACCGCCACTGCAGCAGGGCCTGGCAGGCGCCCACGTAGTCGCCGCGCAGTAGCCAGGTGCGCGGCGACTGCGGCCGGCGCCAGTTGCCGATGCCGAACTGTCCAACGAAGTCCTCGTAAAGGTCGAACTCGCCCTGGTAGAGCAGCACGCCGGGCAGGCTGGCCTTGAAGCGGGCTTCGTCCGCGCCGTGCAGGTTGCGAGCGAGCTGCTCGGCACGCTGGCGCGTGATGGGCGGATCAGACAGGCGCACGGGGGTGCCGTCTTCGTAGCGGGTGGAGCCGTGGCCGATGGTGGGCACGTCGCCCGCCGTTGGCACGTAGGGCCGGTGCATGACCTGTCCGTCAGCCCGCACGGTGGTGGGGCCGGTGCCCTCGCTCGCCACCCAGGTGGCGAAGCCTGCGGCTGACATGGTGAGCGCGGCCACGGCTACGCGCACGGCGGCCTGGTTCACTTGCATTGCGGGCCCTCGCTTTCGCTTGCCTGCCGTGCCGTGCGGTCCTGCCGTTCGTTGTTCCACTTCCAGGCCAAGTAGCCGATTTGCAGCACCAGATACAGGATGGTGAGCGCTGCGGCGGTGCTTGTCATGGTCCAGCTGTTGGCCGCCGCATCAACGACGACGGCCACCGGCGGCGCCGCCTTGCCCGCCTCCATGGCGGCGGTTCTGACGATGTTTTCTTTGTCCATGGTGTTAGTCCCACAGGTTGATGGTGGGCCGGGTGGCTGTTGTTTCTGGCTGCGCAAGCTCGACCACCAGCCCGGCGGGCAGGGTGGGGCCGCGGCGTGCGAGTCCCGGGTTCCTGGCGAGCGTTTCCTCGACCACGCCGCGCGTGGTGCCCAGGTGGCGCCATGCCAGAGCGTCCAGGGTTTCGTGTTGGTGGGCTTGTGCCGTGATGCTGGTGGCGGTGCGGCTCATAGCAGCTCCGCGATGACGCGCGAGGTGTCTTTCAGGTCAGCGATGGCCCAGCGCAGGCGCTGGTTGAAGCTGTCCACGCGGATGTCGAGCGCCGTCATCACGCGGGCTTCCTTGCCCGCGCCCTGGGGCAATGTGCTGATGTCCCGGTAGGCCTCGGCCAGCTGCGCCTGCACGTGGGCGTAGATGGCTTGCCGGTACTGCCGCACCTTGACGCTTTCGCCCGCGATGTTGTCGGCCGGCACTTCGGCCAGGGTGGTGCGCCCGGCCAGCAGGTGCGCGGCACGCCATTCACGCAGCTCGGCGTTCACGGCCCACATGGCGTCGGCTACGGCGGCATGCAGGCGTGCGGGTGTGACGGTGCCGTCCATGCGGATGTCTTCGCGCAGCTTGGCGCAGTCGATGGATGGGAAAAATCCGTCATTGGCCACCGCAGGCTCGGTGCCCTGCACTGGCGGGTTGGCGGTGGTGATGAAGGACATTGGCTTTCCTGGTGGCGCAAGGGTGGCGGTGGCCCAGGGCGTCGGAGTGGTGCACGGGTGTGCGCTCTTTGCCCTGGGGCCGCCACGGGTGCGGGGTACGCTCGGTTTGCAGCGGCTGGATTACTTCGCCTGGGGTTTGGCCAGGCGGCGTTCCAGCCGCTCGATGTCTTTTTTCACGCCGGCGCGGGTGTCCAGCTCCATGGCGCGCTGCAGCAGCGGCAGCGCTTCGCGGCATGCCTTGAGGGTGCGGGCGTTCATGTCCACATCGTGGCTGCCGTGTTTGCCGAGCACGGCCCAGCCCGCGGCTTTGTAGAGCTTGCTCTTGGCCTGGTCGGGCGTGTCGGCGTGGTCGGTCAGCGCCATGGCCTTGGCCGCGATTTCCAGCGCGGGCTGGCCCGTGAGCTTGCCCGCCAGGATGGCTTCGGCCACTTCGTCCTGCACGATGGTGGGCAGGTTGCGGTTGTACTGGTCGGGCGGCTTGATGCCGCTGGCCAGGGCGTATTCCGCAATTTCCAGGGCGCGGGCGTAGTTGCCCGCGTCCACGTGCCACACCAGCACGGTGGCGATCACATCGTCCTGGGTGCCGGGGCGCGCCTGCAGCACACCGTCCACGTAGGCTTCGTAGTCGGGCAGCATGGCCCGCTTGGCTTCGATCTTCTTCTCCACGCTCTGCAGGTCTTTCAGGCGCAGGCGGTGCTGGTGGAGCTGCGCGAGCTGCAGCTCGTAGGCGGTGCCCACGGTGTGGCCGTGGGCGTTGGCGGCCTCGGCCAGCGCGGTTTGCTGCAGGGCCAGCTTGCGCATGTAGCTCTGTTGGGCGGGTGTCATTGCCATGGCGGTGGTCCTGTGGCGGTGTGCCTGCAAATAGCGGCCCCTTTTTTGGAGCCGCTATTTGCAGCGCGATCAGGTCAGCTGGATGTTTTCAACCAGGGCGCATTTGCCGAGGTCTTCGATCACGAAGGCGTCGTTGCTGCTCTCGTAGGTTTCGATGCGGTTGCGCTCGGGCGCTTCCTTGATGTGCCGGCGGCGCGATCCTTCCTGCCAGTAGATGGACAGGTTGTCCAGGCTGGTGATGAGCACCGCGTTGGAAAGCATGAATGGCACGGCCGTGGCCTGGCGGCCACCCAGGCGCGCCTGGCTCACCACGATGTCGGCCGCGAGCTTCTCGGTGGGGGCGGATTGGCCATCCACCAGCGGAAACAGCTTGTCGTGGAGCAGGTCGGCGCCGACGATGGCCACGATGTCGGTGGCGTGGCGGTGCCAGGGGTCCAGCAGCGAGTGGGCGGCATCCATGACCAGACCGTCGAGCGTCTTGAAGTCCGCACCCGCGCCTGCTCCCACTACCACCTTGGTGGGGTCTTTGCCGCTGTCCATGATGCGCTGCGCGGCGTTCTCGCGCAGGTACTGCAGCCAGCCCTTGTTCACGTCCTGCAGCAGCGGGTTGGCGGTGCGGTCAGTGGTGGCCGCCACGCTGGTGCCGTTGAAGCCGATCATGATGCGGTCGAGCGCGCATTGCTTCTGGATGGCGCGCGACAGGCGCAGCTGGAAGTCCGGGAACTTGGCCCAGGCGTCGAGCGTGGCGTACTTGATGTGCGTGTCGTAGTTGGTTTGCGCGCACAGGTAGCCACGGCCTTCCAGCGACGCTGCATCACGGGTCTGGCGCGGTGCCACGTCCGTATCGGTGCGGCTGGCGATGGGGCCGTTGGTGCCGGCGCCGATCTTCTCGCCTGCGAGCTGCTCGACGGGCCAGATGTTGATGGCCTTCAAGAAGTCGCTGCTTTCCTGGATGCGCGACTCCAGCTTCTGCTGAACGGTGGGGGAGACGGAAAAGAGCTGCGTGCCGCAGGCCACGCCGTTGATTTCGGCCTGGCGTGCCAGGTAGGCGGTGAAGTGCTTGCGTGTTTCGTTCTTCATGGTGGGCTGTCCTTTGGGTTCCTTGGTGTCGAGGCTTGGGCGTGCCGGTGCGGTCAGCAATCGGCCTGGCCGCTGCTTTCGCTGCCGGTAGCCTTGGGTCGGCTGGTGGTGCTGCCGTCCTGCTGGCCCAGCGTTTCTGTGAGCTGGTTGAACTTGGCCTGCAGCGCGGAGAACTCGCTGGCCAGCTTGGTGTGCGCCTCCTGGGATGCGGCCAGGGCCTTGGCCTGGTGTTGAATGGCGGCATCGGCCGCGCCCAGCACTTCCAGCGTCTTGACAGCAAAGGTTCCGTTGGTTTCTGGTGTGTGCTTGGGCGCGACGATGCCGCGCAAGTTGTCCAGCATTTCGCTGAATTTGGTGAGCAGCCCGTTGGCGATGCCTTCGGCATCCCCTTCCAGGCCCAGGTTGGTTTCGAGGGCGGCGGTGAACAGCGCGCCCTCGCTGTGCTTCTTGCCCTTGAACGGGCTGGCGTCAGGGTTGCCAGCGGCGAACTTGAGCACTTCGGTGCCGAGGCTGGCCGGGCTGTCGGTGACGCCCAGGCCTGTCATGTACGCCTCGCCCGTCTTGGCGAAGTTGGGGTCTACCTCGATGGAGGTGTAAATCTTCTGCTTGGCCTTGTTCATGGCCACCAGCGCGGGCAGGGCCTCGATCTGCGCGAACAGGGCCAGCTTGCCGTCTTCGACCTGGCGGGCCTCGACCGCCAGCACGTCGCCCAGAGCGGCAAATGCGCTGTCGGGCGTGATGCCGCGGTAGTGCTCCAGCCAGACACGTGCGCCATACGTGGCGGGCTTGTAGTTCTTGGCCATCTGCTCGATCCAGGCGCGCTGGATTTCGCGTCCATCGGTAGTGGCACCTTCGGTGGCCACGCGGAAAAACTTGCTGGGCATGTGCGGCTTTCGTGCGGTGAAAGTTGATGTGCCGCTATGGTCGGCCGCCGCGCGCCGGGCCGCAATTTGTGCGCGCTGTGGCTGCGCGCTTCACATTTTCTGGCCCGTGCTTTTCGCGCGCGCGCGGCAGACACTGCAGGCCATGAAGTTGCCCCCGCCAGTCCGTCCAAGCCGCAAAAAGCCTGCTGCAGCGCTCGCGCCCAAGCCCGCGCCTGCTGCCGTTGATGACGGTGGCGCGGGTCTGCGCCGCGACGCGCGCACGCTGTACTGGACGGGATGGCGGCTGTCGCACATTGCCGAGCACCTGGCGATTCCGCGTGCGACGCTGCACGGCTGGTGCAAGTCGGAGAAGTGGGCCGAAGCATCGCCCGCGCAGCGCGTGGAGGGTGCGCTGGAGGTGCGCCTGGCCACGCTGATTGCCAAGGATGTGAAGACGGGCGGCGATTTCAAGGAAATCGACCTGCTGGGCCGCCAGTTGGAGCGGCTGGCGCGCATCGGCAAGTACCAGCAGAGCGGGCGTGAGTCGGATTTGAACCCGGCCATCGAGGCGCGCAATGCGAAGCCGAAGAAGCCGCCCGTGAAGAACTTTCTCTCGCCCGAGCAGGTGGAGAAGCTCAAGGCGGCATTTCTCGATTCGCTGTTCGATTACCAGCGGGTGTGGTGGGAGCAGCGCGATCAGCGCACGCGCGCCATTCTCAAGAGTCGCCAGATTGGCGCGACCTGGTACTTTGCGCGCGAGGCGCTGATAGACGCGCTGGAGACGGGGCGCAACCAGATTTTCCTGTCTGCCAGCAAGGCGCAGGCGTACATCTTCCGGCAGTACATCCGGGCCTTCGTCTTCGAGGTGCTGGGTGTGGAGTTGAAGGGCGATCCCATCGTCCTGGCCAACGGCGCAGAGCTGTACTTCCTGGGCAGCAACGCGCGCACGGCGCAGGGCTACCACGGCAATTTCTACTTCGATGAATTCTTTTGGGCGCAGGACTTCGAGCGACTCAACAAGGTGGCCAGCGGCATGGCCATGCACAAGAAGTGGCGCAAGACCTACTTCAGCACGCCCAGCAGCATCCAGCACCCGGCCTATGAGTTCTGGAGCGGAAAGCGGGTCAAGAAGAAGCTCAAGGTGGACGTGGATATCACCCACGGCAAGCTGGCCGGCGGCTTCACGGGCGAAGACCGGGTGTGGCGCAACATCGTCACTATCCTGGACGCGCTCAATGGCGGCTGCGATCTTTTCGACCTGGAAGAACTGAAGCTGGAGTATTCGGATGCGGAGTTTGCCAACCTGCTGATGTGCGGGTTCGTGGATGACTCGTTTTCCGTGTTCCCGTTGTCGATGCTGCAGCCGTGCATGGTCGATAGCTGGGAGGTTTGGAGCGATTTCAAGCCATTCAGCCAGCGGCCCCTGGCCTGGGCGCCCGTGTGGGTGGGCTATGACCCGAGCCACACGGGCGATGGCGCTGGCCTGGTGGTGGTGGCGCCGCCGGCACGGCCTGGCGGGCCGCTGCGCGTGCTGCACACAGAGCAGTTCCACGGCGCCGACATTGAGGCGCAGGCCAAGGCGATCAAGGCCATCACCGAACGGTTCAACGTGGTGAACATCGCCATCGACACCACGGGCATGGGCATTGGCGTGTACCAGCTGGTGCAGAAGTTCTTCCCGGCCGCGCGCGGCATCAACTACAGCGTGGAGGTGAAGACCATGCTGGTGCTCAAGGCGCTGCAGGTGATGAAGGCCGGTCGGCTGGAGTTCGACGCAGGCAACCGTGACCTGGCGGCGAGCCTCATGGCGATCAAGCGTGAGATGACGGCCAAGGGCCGCAGCGTGACCTATGCGGCCGGGCGCGGTGGCGACGTGGGCCACTCCGATCTTGCCTGGGCGCTGCTGAATGCCCTGAGTTTCGAGCCCCTGGAGACTGGCACAGAGCTGGCCAGCACGCAGGGGCAATCCTTTGTTGCTTTCTCCGACTGAATATGACCAAGCGCAAGCGCAATCGCAACACCCCCGTGGCCCCGCACCCGGCCCCCGCGCCATCGCCCCATGCCCCGGCCCAGGCTTTCACCTTCGAGCTGGGCGAGCCGGAGCCCGTCATCGGTGGCCGGTCTGCGCTGCTGGAGTATGCCGAGTGCCTGGAGTGCGGCGACTGGTACGAGCCGCCCGTGAGCCTCGCCGCACTGGCCCGGCTGCTGCGCGTTGGCGCGCACCACGAATCGGCGCTGCGCTTCAAGGTCAACGTGCTCGCCAGCACGTTCATCCCTTCGCAGTGGCTCAGCGCCGAGGCGTTCCGCGCCTTCGCGCTGGATTTCATCGTTTTGGGCAATAGCTACCTGGAGCGCCGCCGCAACCGGCTTGGCGATCTGCTGGAGCTGCGCCACGCGCTTGGCAAGTACACGCGCCGCGGCATCGAGGACGGGCGGTTCTTCTTCGTCACCGACGTGCAGGAGCCGCATGAGTTCCCGCGCTTCGATGTGTTCCAGCTGCGCGAATCGGACATTCACCAGGAAATCTACGGCCTGCCGCCGTACCTTGGCGCGTTGCAGTCGGCCATGCTGAATGAGTCGGCCACGCTGTTCCGCCGCCGCTACTACAACAACGGGAGCCACGCGGGGTTCATCCTCTACGTGACTGACCCGGCGCAGTCCCAGGGCGACGTTGACGCGCTGCGCGACAGGCTCACCAAGACCAAAGGCATGGGCAACTTCCGCAATGTCTTCTACTACGCACCGAACGGGAAGAAGGACGGCATCCAGCTCATCCCCATCAGCGAGGTGGCGGCCAAGGATGACTTCTTGAACATCAAGAACGCCAGCCGCGATGACGTGCTGGCCGCCCACCGGGTGCCGCCGCAGCTCATGGGTATGCTGCCCAACAACGTGGGCGGCTTCGGCGATGTGGAGAAGGCCGCCAAGGTGTTCGCCCGCAATGAGATAGCCCCGCTGCAGGCCAGCATGGCCCACGCCATCAACACCTGGGCCGCCCGGCCCGTGTGCGCGTTCAAGCCCTACGTGCTGGAAGACGCGCCCGCCGCGTAG